AACGTGCCGAAACGGAAATCGGACCGTTTGAGCTTGTAAAAACAGACGAGTTTCATTCCCCACATAGCGCTGCGTTGTTTCCAAACTGATCTCGGGATACTTGAGCACAGCGTAGGGAAGCGTCACCTGCGTCGTATCTATGGGGCCATTCTTGACCGTCTGAATACGGAGAGGCATCCCACCCCAGGGAGTTGGTTGTAGACGTCCATCGCTACATACGATGATTTCTTGTAACTCTCGCAACCAGATACGAATCCGGAATCGTTGGTTTCGTAGTACACAGGTGGGAAAGCCGGGATCACCCAACTGTTGCCAGCCCATAACGGGAATCGGCACCCGAAGCAGCTGCGAAGTAGCTGAACGCCCAATCGCCAACGGTGTATCCTCACGGGATCCTACATTCCGTCCAGTCAGTTGTAGGGTTCCTGTTTCATAAGAATTCTGTAAACGCCAGTCTAGATATTCGCCATACGCTTCGTGAAGCAAAATCGTGTCTTGAAACACCTGTATCTTATTGATCATTTGATATCCCACCTTGTTACAATATCCAAACGTGTTCCCTGATACATCTGTTACGATTCCCGTTGGATTCGCATCAGCTGCGATAGACGGCAACCACGTCGGCAATTGAATCCGTAAGAAAAACTTGTTGACAAGATCGCCCCGATGCTCCAGGTCAAAATCCACCCACTTGCCCCATTCCGGCCGATTTCTAGGGTTATATGTGTAGACTTCTGTGACGACGGGCGCCGCCGTTCGGAACACATTGTTGTAATAACTAACGGTGGGATTGTTTGTAAAAAAGACGTCCTTCTTGCCCCGTGCGACAAGTTCCAACAGACCTCCTTGACGACTCGTCATCCTACTCTGACTGTCTGTGTGATTTTAGACTGGTCCCATCATAGATGGCAGACGCTGGCATTGTGGCGCAAATTCGTACGTTTTTGACTCCGATGTTTTCCAACAAATCATTCACCTTGCGATTTACATACAATGATGTGATGTACACAACCTCTTTTAAAGCATCTCATGCTGGGGATACGATTACAATAGATCAAGGATGTGTCACTATGACTCTGGAACCGGCAGGATTTGTCGGACAAATCCAAGCTAATTCGACTGAGAAAGGATGTTTTTCGCCCACCCTTGTGTCAGATCCTCGCACCAAAGTTGGAAAACGAACAACCTCTGCCGATGTATTACAAATATTAAAAACGAAACTAGGTCTTGCGTTTCCAACAGATACGGAAATTACAATTTACGATGGAGCACGAATTGTTGAAACATTGGAAGACGGCTCACCAACCATGATTTCACCCTTTCATTTGTTACGAGGTGGACCGGCATTTTACGAAAAGTATGGATATGCGTCACCAATTATCAACGACTTGAAAGTCAAATTGGAAACGTTTACTTGGTCCGAATGTACAGAAGATGCAAAAAGTGTCATTCTTGACTGTAGACCTGAAACCCATTTAGATGGAGAATTATTGACAGACATCATGAAAAAGTTATCATGGGAGGACGAAGTAGCATTTAACAACCGTCAAGAGCGATCCCTTAGTTATCGTGTGTTTCGCCAATTTGCATTGAAGCGGGGAGTTCCTTTAGAAAACTCCAATCAATTTGCACCAAGCCCCGTATGGAAATTTTCGTTAGATAAGGAGAGTCCTAAATGGATACAATGTGACAAAGATTTACAGTATGTGTCGTTTATGGATACTACAAATAGTTCACATTCTACACGAAGAAGAAAGAAACGTGCCCGAAGTCGACGCCGTCGTTAGTTGTTCTCCTTGCTCATCAAGACCGCATTTGCTATCACGATTGCCACGGCTCCTGCGATCTGCGTGTAATTCGGTACTTCGCTTTGGAAGAGCCATCCGAAGCCGTACGCACTAATCACCCCAAAAAAGGAGAGGGCGCTAAAGACAACCGTGCTAATGCGTGGAATGAGGTAGAAGCGCAAGGCATATCCTACAAATCCGACGAGCGCATTGAACAGCGTGATGATGCCGAGGCCACCGAGGCTGAGTCGGAAGGTATTCTTGGCCAAGAGTCCCAGGGCAGATCCTACAACCGCCACAAGAATCCACCAAAGACCACTGCTTCCATACATCTGCGTCATCTTGGTCCAAGGCTGCGTGTCGGATTTGTCATCCTTGGACTTGCTCTTGAACCATAGGTAGATACAGGTTTCTGTCGCAGCGGCGACGAGGGCGCAGATCACACCAATCAACGTCCAGTTCTTTGGTGTTGGTTGGGCGAGGAGCAGCGTACCAAAGAAGGCGAGAGCGATCCAGGGCAAGGATGTGTAGGGGACGGATTCTCCGAACACAGCAGCCGCACCCAAGATATTGAACACGGGATACACGTAGAAAAGTGCAATAGCATTACCGGCGGGCAGCTGTTCAAACGCCGTATAAGAACTGCCGACATGAAATAGATTGAGGAGACCCGTTGCAATCCCCTCTATAGACCAAAGATTGGCAATCGGAACAGACGCCCCCGTGAGGACACCTGCGGTACCCGCCAAGACGGAATAAATAGCCATACGCAAGCCTGTCTGAAAAAAGACGGACGTATCCACCTGTTTAATCAAGATCGGATATGCTGATAACAACACTTCCGACACCAGCACCAGCGTAGCAGCCATACTACATAGGGGTAAGACGAATGTGAACCTGATCCGCAGTAATTGTGAAAACGGGTCCACACAATTCCCGACTACATGCGCCAAAGAATCGGTTGTAACACGTCATGATGACACGAGCCATCTTGGGATCCCTGCGCACAATTTCCTGTTTGACACCCTCCAACGTATTAGCGTCTACCACCATATACACCCTGTTACACGAATATCCCAGCACATTGTCTAGATACACACAGACTTGTTGTTTTTCATGTAAGGTGTAATTCTTGTTGTCTATTGTAATCTTGCCGGAAGATGTGGTTAAAGGATGTAAGGATGTTACAACACCCTCACATACTAGATCGCCCACGCATAATTCAGAAAGAGGCAGAAAGGAGCCATTGGCCATAGATACAAGATAGGAGGACATTGTGCTGTGATTTGCTGCCGTTCAGTTTCTTCAATTTTTCCTGGTGCTCCTTCTCGTGTTGCGACGGCGATTCCTGCGATTCCTACGGCCCAATCGTCGTGTTGTACGCCGAGAAGAGGCATTCTGACCACTTATCACAATCTCACGTGGTTCTCCAAATGACACAGTTCCCGATGGTTCATTTGCTGTGTACTTTAAATATACCACGTCGCCATCTTTGTATGTAAGAGGAAAGCCCGCAACAGTTGCCGTAACCTCCCTACGCAACCACGCCATTCGGCTAAATGTATCCTCGCCATAGAGTTCCCAGTCATTTCCTTGTAATTCCACATCGGCCAAGGTTAAATAAGTAGGATTCGGATGTGTATGATGGTCGGAAACATCTTTGTATTTCTTGTCCAAATCATCATAATACTTGTTCATCACTTGTTCAGATGAGCCCGGTTGTGGCTTTGGTACAAGTCTCTCTATAATCGCAGGAATATAACGAATTTGTATATCAAATCTATAAGATTCATCTATCACAGGCATTCTATACTTTGCGAAGATTTTATCCTGGTCTAAACCGTGTTTCATCAATCTAACCAAATGAGCTTCCCCACGTTATCCAGCGGCTCCGGTCTTGAATCTCAGATAGTACGCACACCGTATCCGCCCCTTCAGTTTACGGAAAAACAGCGTGTCATGTTGACGACAGTCAAAATCTCCGATGACCACATTTGGGCGAACGGGCTGTTTCAGAACATTTACATTCTGTACAAACTCATGGAAATACTCGGATACGAACCCTTTCTCATGGTGGACAATATAGAGAACAACAAGGATGCCACGATTGCCAAACAGTTTCGCATGACGGACTTTGGACAATACATCAAAGCGCCCTTTCGTGTGGTTGCATATATGGAAATGGGCATGTCCTGTGATCCCAGCATTCGCCGCTTCTTCCGCTCTATGGGTGCTTTGACCGCCAAACTCTATATGGGAAACATTCTCAATATAGACATTGAAACCATTACATTTTATCAGGGCGTCAATTTCAGTCATCATGTCGCCGGAGAATTGGACGAAATCTGGGTCTCTCCTCATTACGATATTCATGCGGAATATGCCGGCGTGATCAACGGAGTCTTTGGAAAAACTCGTATCGCTCCCTACGTCTGGGACCCCATGTTTGTACAACGAGATGCCGGTCGTTACGATCCCGCCGGATTAATGCCCCACACACCCCGCATTTTCGTCATCATGGAACCCAATATCAGTTTCCAGAAGAACAGTTTGATCCCCATTATGGCGCTGGAAGCCTATTATCGCAAGTATCCAGACCGAATAGACCACGTGATTGTCGTCAACGGCCAAAAGTTCAAAGAAAACGCCTACTTTACAAATTCTGTGGCACCGCAACTGACAATCCTAAAAAGCGGGAAACTACAGCTCATGCCCCGTGCGCATATTTGTAACTTGACCAAGGTGATGCCGAAGGCGATAGTCCTCCAACACCAGGTTAATAACGAGTACAACTATTCCTTGTTGGAGTTCATGACGCTCGGGTTTCCTCTCATTCACAATGTACCTCGTTTTGCCAAGTACGGATATTATTACAAGGGCAACGACTTTGAAGCGGCGTCTACACAAATTGAGCAAATTGTGAAGGCGCATAATCCGGAAACCTACAAGGCGCACGCAGAACAGCTCACGTGGCAGTTTTCTATTCACAATCCGGCGAATCTAGAAGGATGGAAGGCACTCATAGAAAAGAAAGCGTAGTTGCAAACAAGATGGTTGAAAATGCGCAAAATTTTTTTTATAAACAATCCTTAGAATGACAAAGTCATTAAGACGATATCGGCGTAAAACTCGCAAGCAACGGGGCGGTGCTCTGTTGCCATTTCCCGATTTCTCAGCGATGACCCCGGAGATCGTTCAGGAAAAGATAGACGAGCGGATACGAGATTTGACCGCACAACATGCCACGCTTTCTGGCTTGTCAAATGAAGCACTCACCTTTGGCAATTTCATATTTCCACAATACAATATCATAAACAACAATCCTCATTATGTATACTTTAACCTTTATTACTACCATCCAGACGAAAAAGTGCGAAAAATATCCGAGGATGCAGATCATTCTATTGACACGCTGATGAATGAACACTTTGCGGCGCTTTTTAAAAAGTTTGACTATTATTACCGTAATCAGTACCCCCGAGAACTAGACTCCTTGAGTCATGAGCGTAGGCGATATATAGAATTTTTAAAACAGAAATATGAAAAATTGGGAAACTACCAAAATGATGAAGTAGCTGCACTTATAAGAAATACTAGAGACCAAATTGGCAAACAGACCATAGAAATTTGGCGCAATATTCGTGCGTATAATCCTTCTATCACATTTACTCGCAAGGAACTACCTGGACTACCCGAAGATTTGACGCTCAACGAAACAAACGGGGTCGTCACCCTCCAGAAAAAAGATTTTGATAAAGTTCTTAAAAGTTGTACAAATGACGAAACATGTAAAACCATATATGAATCAAGCAATACGATTCCAGGCAATTTAGAACTTTCAAATCAAATTTTTACGTTGCGTCAACAAATGGCAACTGCTCTTGGCTATCCCAGTTATGCCGACTTTGCTCATAGATACAACATGGATAATAGTGCACCAACGATTATAAAATACATTGATGACTTGATTTCAAAACTGGAACCTCTTCAAGAGGAATATTTACAGCAGCTTTACGGGTTTGCAAAGGTGAACCCTCATGAAATGAAGCCCTGGAAATTAGCCTATTATGAGAAGAACTATCAAGCACAAAATGGTATAGATGAGGAAGATATTTTAAAGTATTTTCCTATTTTTTCTACTTACAACGAAGTTCTGAAAATATACGGTGAAATAATGGGGTGGAACTTTGTAGAACAAACTGAATTTCGTGGAACCTTATGGAATGACAATGTGATAGTGCACGATGTGTATGATAAAAGCCGTCTTATTGGGCGTATCGTTGGCGATTTGCTTGAAAATGATATAATAAAAAAACAAACCTTCATGGACTCATGGGTTGGAAGAACATTTAAAACTGTGCCCCTTATTGTAGTGAAATTAGGCGTAGACAGAACTAAAAAATGCGCAAACCAGTTTGATTTAAATGCAGCCTTTCACGAATTGGGACATGCCATGCACAATTTATCACTGAATACAGAAATTAGTCGTGCGACTTTTTTCCGATGGGAAAATGATTTTACAGAAATACCAAGTCAGTTGTTTGAACAACTTGTGTTCGAACCAACCATCTTAAAACGACTTCTAGTAGTAAACAATCCAAGTTTAGAAGAATCCGAAATAGATACTATACTAGCCACTTTACAAAAAATACAGAGAAGTAAATATTTTGAGCGTCAATGGTGGTGGCTTCATATATCGAAAATGGATCTTATGGCACACTCAGCCTTGTTCAATGGAACTACGGAAGACATGACGAGGAACGCATGGATAAGTATGGAAACACTTGGTGATGTAGATGATTATAAAGGAATTTTTATACCTAATATGTTTGCCAATGGACATTTCACACACTTTCTACAAGAGAAATATGCCGCTTGTTACAACACGTATATATTAACTCAGGGGTACGCAATTGATCTATATTCCAAATTTAACATAAACAACTTGCCCGCAGCAGGAGACTATGCAAAATCAGTGTTGCTGGCTCATGGCGGCTCGTTACCTGCAAGACGAACTATGCAACTCTTTTTAGGACGAGATCCAAATCCAGTAGAAGAATTTGTGCGAGCTTTATATAAGTTTTACCAACCTACACCAAGCACCGCTACATCTAGTACTCGTCGCAGCCGAAAACGACGACGTTACAACCGAAGAATGACTTTGCGCAACGCCTCTACTTCCTTCGCCCATTCGTAGGCGAGCACTGTCTCCCTTGCCTGTTTGCCATGCTTTGTCCTTAAATCCGAATCCAAGACATAATCCTCTGCCGCAATCATTAACTGGTGCGGATCTACCAGTTCGCTCATCCCTCCCACGGGACTGGATGCCAAGGATAAATAATAGCGATTCGCTGGTTCCACCGCCCTAGAATTCACGCCGTCCTTACAGAAATCCCGAAATCCGCCGACATTTGGAACAATCTGTGGAATGCCAATTCCCATCGCCTCAAACTGACACAGACCAAACCCCTCTCCTTCTGCCGCTGTAATCCCTACATCACTCATTGCGTACATCTCATTGATAATCTCATCTGTAAACTGCATCGCCTGTTTCGTCACGATGAGTTTGTGGAGATGCGGTTGCGGCGGCACTCGGTGTTTTTCCAGCTCTCGGATGTAGATTTCCTGAATAGGAAATCCGCCTGTTTCGCCCCCGTCGCACACACACATGAGAAGCAACGGTTTGGTCGGATGGCGGGCGACCAGTTCGGCGTAGGCCATGGCGACAATGTCGTGACGCTTCCTTGGCGTGTTGCGATTGAGGTTTAAAAACATAATCACCTGATCCGGAATCCCGTGCTTCTTTCGTATGGCCGCCTTGTCCATCTTCTTGAACTGCGTCGGATCAAATCCGTGGCGCAACACGTGAATCGGCTTGGTAATTCCCTGCTTCTGTAAGACTTGCTTCCAATACTGCGTAAACGCAAAATACGCATGAGCATCTTTATCTATACGTTGGAGCAGTTCCGGACGTTGTAAGATGTAGACTTGATCCAAATAGATAATCGTCTTGTAGGTTTTATCAGAGGCGGGGAGGGTTTCTAACTTATCTAAATACCGGCAAATAACACCCGCATCATTGTAAATCATAATGATATCAGGTTTGACCTTTTGGACGTAGGCTGGCAACTGAGAAAATCCGAACCCCATTTCCTGCTCCGCCGTCTTTGCCCGTTCTGCTGCCACAGTATCCAACACATCCACACCCTTTGGATACGGGCGAAATTCGGGAGGTGTGCCAATAAACTTCTGGAATCCAAAATGGTACAAT